TTGAGTTTAGGAATGCTGAGTTCCCTGATGCAATCACACTTGGGTTTGCTTTTGAAGAAGCGACAAATTTAAGCAAAATTGATACTGTTAATGCTCCAGTGGCGAACAATTTCTCGTCAACATGGAAAGACTGCTCGGCCCTAACGTCATTCCCAGCGGACGCAAAGCTCGGCACGGAGGCATCCAATGTGAACTTTACGGAAGCGTGGAGGGAGAGTGGTCTGACTTCATTTAACACGGATTTGCCGACAGGAACCGACTTCACCAAGTGTTGGCGACAAAGCGCGTTGGTTTCATTTGGAAATGTAAATTTAAGTTCTGGAACTTCGTTCAACGCTTCATGGCAGTCCGCAGCGTCATTGAGTTCATTTGGTGCTATCGATGCCAGAAACGGTACGACCTTCCAAGAAGCATGGAGAGGCACGACCGCACTTACGCAATTCCCCCAAGACGCAAAGCTAGGCACTGAGGCAAGCAATGTAAACTTTACGAGCGCATGGAATGCTAGTGGACTCACTTCGTTTAGCACACCGTTACCTACGGCTACTAATGTGATTTCAGCATGGCAACTTTGCACGTCACTCACAAGTTTTAACACTGACTTACCATTAGTGACTTCTGCAAATCAGGCGTGGTATGGGTGTTCATCCCTCACAAGTTTCAGTAGTTCTTTACCGTCAGCCACGAGCATGTATCAAACATGGCGTTACTGCTCATTTCTCACTGACTTCTCCGCAGATGTGTTTAGCAACTGGAATCCCTCAAGTATCACCAGCGGAGTTTTTAATAACGCATGGACTAATTGTCCGGACCTCACCGCTCAATCGGTCGAGAACATCCTGACTTCCATCGACTCAAGCGGCAAACACGGGACATATAACGGCCTATCTGGAGGCACACCACTAGCCGACGCTGGCATCGACATCGACTATGATGTATCAACTGGTTCACTCAGTGCCGCGACTACTGCTGCAATCTCATCGCTCAAATCAAAGGGCTGGAGTATATTTATTAATAGTGTTGAACAATAACAAACATGACAGACGAGACTCACAGATTCTTCAGGTTTAGCAACGAGCAATCTTATGACCAACTAACGGCTGCTGGTAACGCTGCACGGAACCTACCAGACGACAACGGGACAGAGCGGTGGTTAGCCTTGTGGTCTGACCTATTCCTCGACCCAGAGACATCTACAGACAAACTCTATTGCATCAAGCGGTCGCTTATTCTCGACACTGACGACTTTAGCTTAGAGGGAATCGAAGAGTTGGACCTTGAGACTTACCTTGAGCGACTGCACTGGCAGGAGCCTGTTGTTATCGAGGAGCCGGAAGAATTTATCATTGAAGAGCCATGGACGAACTAGATACACCACTCACAGAAATCGAACAGTCACGCGCTGCAACTGGCTTTAGATATTACGTCGTAGATCCTACCGTTTATGACGCCTTGAGCACTGCTGTGGATCAATCTCGTGGCTACCCGTGGAGATATACCGAACGTGGTCTGCCGCTTGTTGATTCGCTTCCTGATGCTTCTGACGGCAGTGGTCGTAAGTTAATTGCTATCGACTCTTGGAGATTTACCACAGCCGACGACGAGATGCTCGAAGGACCACTTCAGGCTGGAACCTGTGAGGAATTAACATACCTCGAATACATCGCGCTTAAACCAGCCGACACCAACACTTTAGAAGAATAACATACATACGATGCACACACCAGACGAGACAGCACAGCAGATCTACAATCGCCTTGAAGGATCTCGCTACTCTTACCTTGATCGCGCTCGGGCGTGTTCTAAGCTCACCCTTCCTTACATCATGCCGGAAGAGGGCTTCGGACCTCACAGTCGCCTTGACACTCCATTCAGCGGCGTAGGATCACGAGGAGTTAACAATCTTGCCTCCAAGCTGCTTCTCGCCTTGTTGCCTCCTAACTCACCTTTCTTTAGACTCCAGGCGGACCAACGTAAGTTAGCAGAGGAGGACACACCACCTGAATTGTTATCAGAGATCGAAAGATCGCTACAGGCTCTTGAGGAACTTGTGATGACCGAGGTGTCCCGTGGTGCGTATCGAGTCGCAATCCACGAAGCTCTCAAACATCTTATCATCACCGGTAACGCTCTGTTATACCTACCAGACGCCGGCGGTGTCCGTGTGTTCCACTTGGATAGGTATGTCGTCCAACGTGATCCTATGGGCAACCTGTTGTGTGTAGCCACCAAGGAGACTGTTGCGTTCCCAACACTGCCCGAAGAAGTCAGAGCTGCCCTTGCAAGCCAAGACCCGAATGTTACGTCGTCCGACGCCAAGGTCAACCTGTTCACAAGCTGTAAGCGTGTCGGGGATGAATGGATTGTCCAGCAGGACGCCAATGGTATTAACATCCCAGAGTCCGGTGGAACCTTTAAGCTCGACCAGAATCCCTTTATCCCGCTCAGGCTGTCCCGTATCGACGGTGAGGCGTATGGCCGTGGCTTCGTCGAGGAATACCTCGGAGACATCCAAAGCCTTGAGTCGTTGACCCGAGCCATTGTTGAGGGATCAGCAGCGGCAGCCAAGGTGTTATTCCTTGTGAACCCGAACGGCACAACAAGAGCACGGACACTTGCAGAAAGCCCTAACGGAGCGATTGTGCAAGGCAACGCCGCAGATGTTAACACTCTTCAGCTTGAGAAGTTCAACGACTTCCGCACCGCTCAAACAACCATGGAGGGAATCAAGGACCGTCTTGGTGCTGCCTTCCTTCTTACCGCAGGTGTCGTCAGACAAGCAGAGCGTGTGACAGCAGAGGAGATCCGTATGTTATCACAAGAGCTTGAGTCGTCCCTAGGTGGATTGTATTCGCTTCTGGCGTCTGAGATGCAAATGCCACTTGTGACACGCTTGATGACCGTCATGCAAAAGAAGAAGCTCCTTCCGAAACTTCCAAAGGATCTTGTGAAGCCAGTGATTGTTACTGGTGTGGAAGCCTTAGGTCGTGGTAACGATCTTTCTAAGCTTGACCTCTTCCTTGCTGGTGCGGCTCAGGTCGTCGGTCCACAAGCGATTGCTCAATTTGTTAACATCGAAGATTACTTTAAACGTCGTGCAACCTCTCTTGGTATCAAGACCGAAGGACTTATCAAGTCAGCGGAACAGATGCAGCAAGAGCAACAGATGGCTCAGATGCAAGCACTGACGGAAAAGCTCGGCCCCGCAGGAATTAAAGCGTTGAATGACCAAGCTATGGCTGGTAACATGCAACCACCTCCTGAAGAGGGACCACCGCCTGAGTAACAGGCACACCCTATAAACAACCCCCAAAAACCCCTATGGAATCCGTTGTAATCAACGAGCCGACAGTAGAAGAGAATATCTCTCTAGAACAACAAGCTGCGATGCAAGACGAGGCTGCGGCCCAAAAGCAAGCACAGCAACAACCACTCGAAGAACAACCCGTCGAACAAACCTCGGAACGTCCTGAGTGGTTACCGGAGAAGTTTGAGTCAGCCGAAGCACTTGCCGAAGCTTACGCAAACCTCGAACGAGACTTCCATGCAAGCCGGGAAGAAGCACAACAGCAGACCGAAGCGGCTGAAGATGTTAACACAACAGAGCCATCGGAGCTGGTAAGTAACACAGTCAACGACGCGTCTACTGAATACTTCGAAACCGGACAACTTTCTGACAAGACCTATGCTGACCTGGAGAAAGCTGGGATCTCTCGTGAGTTGGTTGACATGTATATCGAAGGATATAACTCAGTCTCGAATCAACAAGCAAACGCCCTCAAGGAAGAAGTAGGAGGCGAGGAGAACTATTCAGCAATGGCTGACTGGGCTGCTACCGCACTTACCGACGACGAGCAAGAGGTGTTTAACAATGTCGTAGAGAGTGGTGACCAGAAGTCAGCTGTGATGGCTATTCGTGGTCTTTACGCTCGCTTCATCGCTGACGGTGGACAACCTGCTAAACTTATCCAAGGAGAGACTGCTGGTGCAGGTGTTACTCCCTTCGGATCGACGGCCCAAGTTGTCCAAGCAATGAACGATCCTCGCTACGCTGATGACCCGGCATATCGCGCCCATATTGAGAAGAGGCTTGCGATTTCGTCAGTCATTTAACCTTTACCCCCTGAACCACCCCCCAACATGATACAAGAGCTACTAAACTATGTTATCGACAACAAAGAGCAACTTCTAGGTGTAGTAACATCAGTCATTGCTGCTTGTAGTGCTATCGCGGCACTTACCCCAACACCAAAGGACGATGGATTCGTTAAGTGGTGTTTTAAAATTATCGACATGCTGGCCCTCAATGTAGGTAACGCCAAAGATAAATAAAACCCCCAACTGATACGCGCAGTGTCTCTGCTTATTAAATTACTTATAGCATTCCCCCGTCTTGCGGAGGCACTGCGTAGTATCATCGATCGCTATGAAGAACACCTTTATGTTAACCGTCACCGCAACATGCGTGATGTTATTGACGACTGGATGCAGTCCGACTCTTCGTCCGACAAAAGTTCCTTACTTTATCAAGAAGCTAGATCGACAGGAGTGGACGCAACCACAGAAGGAGTTGATTGGGGAGATGTTACACCACATAAACGACTTGGAGAACAATGCCCGCTAAACGTAAAGGATTGTCCTTGCGCAAGGAACATAAATCCGACAAAGGAGGACTGACCGAAAAGGGACGAAAATACTACAACCAAAAGACAGGTAGCAACCTGAAACGACCGCAACCAGAAGGGGGACCTAGGAAGCGGTCTTTTTGTGCACGGATGTCTGGCGTCAAAGGTCCGATGAAAGATTCGAAAGGCAGACCCACTCGTAAAGCTTTGGCTTTGCGGCGATGGAAATGCTGATCACGTAACAAAACCAATAACCACTAACCACATATAACATCATGCCACAAGTCGGAAAGAAGCACTATCCTTATACAGCAGAAGGTAAAGCCGCTGCTAAGAAAGAAGCCAAACGTTCCGGTTTGAAGATCATGAAGAAAAGCAAGAAAGGCAAAGGAACGTGAGGAGGAAAGAAATAAATAAACTCCTGTTAGGAGATCCTCTTAAAATCACATTCTTGGACCACGCTCAAGACAGCGATAACGGTCCTATAACTTGCACTGTCTACGGAGAGTTATCTTGCGTAGGCGACGATTACATTACAGTCATCTCTTGGAAAACCAACGACGGTGACTTTGAGAATACAACTTTTACCATTGTTACGAGCTGCATCAGTAGCTTGGTGGTATTAACAACAAAACACTAGTCATCACAGAAACGGACTTAAGGACTTCCGTGGCCGACGATGCGACCCACTGCGGTGGACAATCAATAATTCCGAACCCGACCTGTCGTAGAGAACCTTTTCGTGAGGACACCCAATTAATAACAACAATTAGAAACCAATATTATGGCAAACGGAAATACTACTCCATCACGCTTGGGACAGGTTAACGTCGCAGGTGATACGGATGCTTTGTTTCTCAAGGTGTTCTCAGGAGAAATCCTGACGACCTTCGAAGAGGCAACCATCATGAAGGGACTGCACACAATTCGGACTATCGCTAACGGTAAGTCTGCACAGTTCCCTGTAACCGGAATCGCTGATGCTAAGTATCACACTCCCGGAGAAAACATTGCTGACGCTGAAAACAGCTATCTCAGCAAGATCAAGCACGCTGAAAAGGTCATCAACATCGACGACTTGCTTATCGCTTCTACCTTCATCTCAAACATGGATGAGCTTAAGAACCACTATGACGTTCGCTCTATCTATGCTCGTGAGTTAGGTAAGGCTCTTGCAAAGCGTTTCGACATCGCAACCATGAAGACACTCATCGCTGCTGCTCGGACTGACTCTGCTCTTAAGACTGTTGCATCCGACGGCTTCGACGGTAAGGACGGTATCGGTATCGTCAGTGGAGTTGCTTTGAACGCACTGACCGGAACTGATATTCAAGCTCTGCTTTTCGAAGCTGCTCAGAAGCTTGACGAGAATGACGTCCCTAACGACGGACAGCGTTACGCTATCCTTAAGCCTCGTGACTACTACACCTTGATCTCTTCTGGAGAAGATGTTATCAATCGTGACTTCGGTGGTCGTGGTGACGTTGCATCTGGCCGCATCCCAATGGTCGCAGGTCTTAACATCTACAAGTCAAACCATCTTACTGATGTTGCTGTTGCTGGGTCTGATCCCGGAACTATCCAAGACGACAGTAACTCAAACAACGATGTCTTCGGAGCTGGTGGAACAGGTTACAATGCGAATCTTGACACAACTCAGATCGTCGGTGGACACCCAGCAGCTATCGGAACTGTTAAGCTTCTTGATCTCGCTACCGAAAGCGATTACAAGATTGAGCTTCAAGGAACTCTCTTCGTTGCTAAGTATGCAATGGGTCACGGAGTTCTTCGTCCTGAAGCTGCATTCGAGGTTACTGTTTCTTAACAACAACACAACCCATATCACAAGCTCAGTCCATCTTCGGGTGGGCTGGGCTTTCCCCATTAACATTATTTTATGGCTACCCTCACATCCAAACTCAACGCAGTTAACACCATGCTTGGTTACATCACTGAAGCACCTGTTAACTCTATCGCCGACACCACTGCTCTCCCGCCATCTGCTGCTATCGCCAAGGGGATCTTGGATGAGATTTCGAGGGAAGTTCAGCAAGACGGATGGCACTTTAACACAGCCCAGAACTACACCCTGGAGATCAACAGCAACAACGAATTTGTGTTACCAGATAACACCCTTCAAGTTGACTCAGTGGATCATAGTTACGACGTAGTTCAACGTGGCACAAAACTTTTCGACCGGGAGAATTACACTTCCGAGTTCACCATGGACGAGATCAAGGTGGACATCACATTTCTTTTAGACTTCGAGGAACTTCCTGAACAAGCTAGAAGATACATAACACTCAAGGCATCCAGAGTCTTTGCGAACAGACTTATCGGATCACGAGAGATTGAGTCTCTTATTTACCGCGACGAGATCATGGCTAAGTCTGCTATGCAAGAAGCCGAAGGTAACAACTCAGATCGCACCATCTTCGACAACTATGATGCAGCGTCACGCATTGGCATCAACCGTCGTAACGACATCGCTTAGACAACATGGCTAACATCACTACTACCGTCCCTAATCTGATTCAAGGCGTCAACCAACAGTCGCCTCAAGTTCGCTTTGCAGGTCAATGTGAAGAACAGATCAACGGGCTTTCTACGATCACCAATGGACTCACCAAGCGTCCACCAGCACGGCTGATTGAGAACCTAGGAGCGGTAGCAGAGGAAGGTGACTTCGTTCACTTCATCAACCGTAGCGATACGGAACGTTATGCTGTTATTCTTGAGAACAGGACTGACACCAATAACAATAAAGGTAACTTAAGAATCTTTAATCTTCAAACAGGTGCGGAAGCAACAATCAATGGCGACACTGGTGGTTATCTCTACGATAGCTCTTACCTTGTTAACCAAACGCCTACGTCGTCGTATAAGGACTTCAAGGCTTTAACAATCGGGGACAGCACGTTCCTTCTTAACACTAAGAAAGTCGTAGAGGCTGATGAATCCTTCGAGGCACTATCGGCTCCTATCGATAACTCAAAAGCCCTTGTGTTTATTAAGCAAGGTGACTTTGAAAAGAAGTATGGATTGAGATTTACTGAACCCGGAACTGAAGGATCAGCGGGAGCTATCTTGAATGTTAACTGGGGCGAGCCTTTCTACGATAACTTTATTAAGCGATGGGAAGTTAACTTGTTATCACTGTCAGTTCAGTCAGGTGGCAGCGGATATGACGACAACGACATTCCAACAATCAACTGGCCGGACAATTTAATCTGGGCAAGTGGTGTTAAACCAGAGTTAGAGATTGTTATTGAAAACGGAGCAGTCACGTCTGTTACTGTAAAGAACAAGCCACAAGGAATCTACAAAACAGAAGAACGAGACTATGATAACGTCGGTGACATCTTTATTGATGAGGCTCACATGTCCACCGCAGCTCTTGAAGTGTATTACATTACTGCTGACTCTACTCACGACGAACACGCGGATACATCTTTAATCGCAACTGAGTTAACACAGACTTTAAAGAATTTACCTTTAACACACACAGGAACGGGACACGCTGGCGACGCCTCAGTAAACCAAGACGTTACCGATAACTACTCGTTTAAGCACATTGGAGGATCGATCATTATTACTAAGAAAGACGATGGAGAGTTTTTCCTAGATTCATTTGACGGACTCGGTGGTAACGGACTCGGTGTCGTATTCAAAGAAGTTGACTCACTTTCAGACCTTCCTGTAAAAGCTCCAGATGGTTTTCGCGTTGCTGTGCGTGGAGATGTAGATGCCAAAGAAGATGACTACTACGTTCAGTTCCACACTAACGACGGACAGAGCTTTGGTGACGGAGGATGGGTTGAAGAGGTAGGTCCAAATATTAAGACACGCATCGACAGTGCAACGCTTCCTCTTGAGTTAGTTAACACTGCTGTTGATACCTTTACTCTTAACACACCGAACTGGGCAAAGAGAGCAGCAGGAGACGATAACACAAACCCTTTCCCATCGTTCGTCGGTAAGACCCTTAACAACTTTGTGTTCTTCAAGAACCGCTTTGGATTCCTTTACGAAGACTCTGTAGTGTTATCTGAAGCTGCTGAGTTATTTAACTTCTTCCGAACAACTGTCAGGACACTTCTCGACACAGCCCCGATTGATCTTACAGCAGCCACTGCTAACGTAAGTAACATCCACAGCTCCGCAACATTCCAAGAGAACCTGTTGTTATTTGCTGACAGAGGACAGTTTGTTCTCAAGGGTGATCCGTTGACTAACGAGACGGTGACGATGAACGCGGTGACGAACTACGACGTAGACACCACACAGAATCCATTTAACCTAGGATCTTACGTCTACTTCCCATTCAATCGTGGAAACTTCATCGGACTTCAAGAATATTCCTTGAACGCAACTACGGACGTCTACGACTCTGATGAGATAACAACACAGGTTCCTAGCTATCTTCAATCAGGTAACATCTTAAAGCTCACAGGATCGTCAGTAAACCATTTGATTGCAGTTTGTCCAGGCGGTCGGACGTTCTACGTCTATAAGTATTTCTTTAACGGACGTGAGAAGGTTGTCAGCTCGTGGAGCAAATTTGAAGTGCCGTTCGACGTCGTCAGCCTAGAGTTCATGGACAGCACGTTATATCTTGTTGGTAACCACAACGGTGAGACGTTTATCACTGAGATGAAGTGTGAGGATAACAGGATTGAAACGGACACCACCGGAGGATTCACAGTGCACCTCGACTTCCTTAATAAGCACACGGTATCCGAGACTCCAGCAACTCTTACCATTCCTTTAGGATTCACTCCAGAGAGTGTTAATGATGTAGAAGTCTACGACCTCGACGGTAACAAAGTTAAAGTTAACAGTGTCTCAGGAAGCACCGCCTCGATTGAATCGAAAGGTAAGACGTGCTTCAGCGGTCTTAAATACAACCTTGAATACACCTTCAGCGAACCTGTGTTTAAGCAAGGTAATCCACCAGTGCCTTCTGGGTTGTCTCGTATGATCCTTCGGAACGGCACGTTGTTCTTCACGAACGCTGTGGACTTCCAAGTCGAGGTAACACCACAAGCCCGTGACAAGCGTGTGTTCCACTACAGCCCTAACATTGTTAACGTCACGTCCACGGACAGCCTGTTAGCATCTGACGGCAGCT